GACGGGTGTATCGGTGAAGTCAGCCACCTCAAGGATACGTCGCTGAGCAGGTCGATTTTGACGTTCCTGCAGCTCCTCTTCACCGTAGGGATGTAGAGTATGCTTTTCAGGCTTCATCATATCAACGAATTCAGCAATTACCTTGTACAAAAACGGACTCAGCTGAGTCTTGTCTTTAACCGCATTGACACGTTTATCTATGCTACGTTCTTCATTACCTCGTGTCAAATCAGGCGCAAATGCACCATCATACAATGGATTCATAAACGAAACCACTGCCGGTTTAGCCTCGGGCTCAAACTCATCAATACTCTTCACAAACTGATAACTACGCACATGGCTTTCGACAGTCGCAACCGTCTGGCCATACGTATTCCCCTGGGCAGTTTTGTGGTACTCCAAAAGGAGCTCACAACCTTCAATCTGGTCTTTCAACTTAGATTTAATGGTCGTGACCACAACCGCCTTGGGATTCATTCTTACTTGGCTTGCAATTTCATCGTCAACAGAAATCTTAGTCGTAGAACTAGAATAACCGTTGGCTATGCCCGTATGCACATACATACCGTCCGTTTTGTTGGACGTCATGCGCAAAAAGGGTACTACTTTGCCATTCGGAATGGTATTGTTTGCTGTCACTTGCAACCGTTCAAGGCCGTTACCTTGAATATGTTTGCGAGCAAACCACGCAGCCAATCCCGTGTATTTTACTATTGGGGTTAGCATGACAACCTGATGATCTTCATCAATCTGGCGTCGTTCAATCGAGAAGGTTGTGTGGGTCCAGGGAATGCAAAACAGAAGCTTGGATTGAACAACGAGTGAGTCGCCGGTATAATTCCAAACTTTATGTTTGTAGCTGCCACCGCCTGAGACGGTGTAAAGCACTTCGTCGTTTTCAGTAAACGTGTACTTATACTCACCAGCATCCTTGCAAACATTCGAAGGTTGGAATGTGTACAATAATACTGGACGAAAGTTCGTCGAAAGAAAACGTGGCATGTCAACATAATAGTCAACATCCACCATAGCAACCATGTCATCCTTTTCAGGGCGATAAGGTGCAGGTTCGATGTGCTGATCTTTGGACCAATAGTAAGAGCGAGACAAAGCCCGCCCATTACGTTGATCCGCAGCAGATCCTTGGAAGAAAACCACTTTCTTCCCGCAATTACGCGCGATGGTATCGATTAGGAGTGAGGCAGAGCTTCGTGACGCCGCTGACTTGCCATGAGTATGACCCTTGACAGCCGGCATTGCCACGTAGACTACATCTACAAAAACCGCGCGCAACCTACTCTCACGAACAGAGTAAGAAGCGCTATTTTCGCTCAAGAAGACGGACATATGGTAATCATATTCGTGGTCTATCTCCGAGCCGCCAACGCAGTCCGAAACAAAGTCTCTAACACGCGCCAGCACCAGGTGCAAAAC